TGAAGTACATCAAAGACTTTGCTCGTCAGTACCTTGGCTTAGACTTGAAGTTCAGTGACCGTGAGGTGCGCACCATCCTAGCTATGGCTCATCAGCAAGCTCTCTCTGGCAACGATACTGTCATGGGTAGCTCGTCGATAATGTTCAGCACACCTGAGCAGAACGAAGCAAAAGCCACAGTCGCTGACTTTGAGACTAAAGTCCAAGATGCAATGGACAAAGTGGGTACTACCACTAACGACCGTCGTGACCCTGAGACCTTCTCGCGGGGTATGCTTGGAAATATTGGCGCAGCGATATCAGGTAAGAGCATGAAGGACTGGCTAAGTTCCCTTGGTCCTACTGCCGTATCTACTGGGTTTATTGGCCGGGGCGGATTAAATGCACTGCCGACAGATGGTATGCTAAACTACATGCTCACTAAGCTGGGTAAAAACCCTGTTACGGATGCTGTGTTTGCCGCTGCTGACCTTGTAGATCGTATGAATGGCACACGGGCAACAACCCGTCGCTTGCTCAGTAAGACTGTTAGCGACCTCAAAAAGTATCTTCTTTCGACTAACGACAACAAACTTAGCGCCGCCATGGACTATGCCAACTACAACAACTTTGACATGCTTGCCTTGAAGGACGGCATGACATCGGAGGAGGCGTTCAAGACAGATGCAATCTGGCGTCGGTATACCAAGCTTTTGCAGAACCCTAAACTTTCTGCAAAAAAGAAAAAAGACTTTACGGAAAAACTAGTTAAACGTGAAGTTGAAGTAGAAGGTGCACGTAGGTTGTGGGACACACTGCCTAAGGAGGGTCGTGACCTTTACAAGCGCGTCCGCGATATGCACCGTGACATGTACCAGAGGCGTAGGTTCCTAATCAAAAAGCATATTCAGGATTTGAAGGACGCAGGTATGTCCGAAAAAACTGTGGCTAAGATGATGAAGGCATACCAAGAGCAGCAAGAGCGTGTCGGTGATATGGTCAATGCACCCTCCGCAGAGGATGCACATGTGGACTATCCTGAGGTGCCGCTAGGTCAGTTCCACAAGGAGTACTTCCCTAAGCGCCGCTACGGTAACTACTGGCTGCGTATAAAGAAGACCAAGTTCGGTGAGCCTGTCCTGCGCTTCTACGAAACTATGTCGGACCGTGATGCTGACTGGGAAGCCTCGGCTAAAGCGATGGGTGTCAAGAAGAACGACAAAACCTACTTCGACCTTGGTAACGATGTCGAGATGCAGCTTAAGGACCTAGAGGGCGTCAACACCAACACTGCCTTCAACAAGGCATTAAACCTTATCTCCGAGATCGACACGGATAACTTTTCCGAAGCGACTAAGACGCGCTTGCAAAACGATGTCTATCAGTTGTTCCTGCTATCCAGCCCTGAGGGGTCGGTGCGTAAGCAGTTCATTAAGTCTAAGAACCGCCTTGGTTGGAGTTCGGACATCCTACGTACTGTTGGGGCTACGGCTGAAGAATATGCGTCAGACGTTTCTCGTCTTGCTTTCGCACCGCAGATCGACAGGGAAATTAGAGCCGCTAAGGCTGCGTATGAAAGTGAGCCTGCCGACAAGAAGGTTATGTCCAGTGACTTTGTTACTAATCTTGAGTACCGTATCCAAGGTGACATGCAGCCTCAGACACAAGGGCTTGCAAACAAAATCGTCCCTTGGATGAACCAGCTTGCGTATATAAGCTTCCTGACCGCACCTGCCACGGCTCTCGTCCAGATAGCCTCTCTGCCTATGCGCGTAGCCCCTAACCTGTGGGGTAAGTACGGCATGGCCCAGACCACCCGTGCCATGGCTCGGTATATGAACGTGTTCACCAATGCGCCTAAGCTGGAAAGCATTGATACTTCGGGCCGTAAATCGTTCCGCATTTTGACCCTACTTGAGTCGCCCAAAGTGAAGAACAGCAAAAGGCACACAGATGCCCTAACCCGTGCGGCTAATGAGTATGGGATCATTATCCCGCTGTCTGAGTTCACGATGCACAACGAGCGCACCCCGCAGACCGCTGCTCAGGGTAAGGCAGGAGAAGTAAGACAAAAAGCCTACGACGCTATGACGTACATGTTCGATACAACCGAGCAAATGACACGTGAAATTACGTTCATGGCAACCTATGACCTTGAGTATGATAAGCTGGAGAAAGCTGGCTTGTCCGCAGAGGACCGCCAGACCCGTGCCATCATAGCGGCTAAGAACACCGTTAACGATACGCTTGGGAACTACAGCAACTTTAACCGTCCTCCTATGATGAAGGGTAGTGAGCTTGCCAAGGCACTGTTCTTGTTTAAGCAGTACTCTGTTATCACCACGCGCTTTTTTGTCGAAGGCTTCCGGGCAATTTTAGGTAAGAACACGCCACGTGAAGAGCGCGTTGCTGCTATGAAGGAAATGACAGGCGTTCTGGGTATGGGCTTCTTGATGGGCGGCGTGACTGGTATGCCCTTCTACACCTTGGGCATGATGCTTCTCCAAGCCATGCAGGATGCGTTTGACGATGATGAAGATCGCAAGGAGCGGATGAAGAAGAACCCGCTTACTGCCGACAGCGTCGAGATGCAGTTCCGCTACGAGTGGATACCGGAGCATTTTGGCCCCCCAACAGTTACGGCTGAAGGCGGTAAGCAGATTAGCTTGGGTGATATCATTCTGAATGGTGCTGTGTCCGAAGGGACAGGCTGGAACTTTGGCTCTCGCGTCTCGCTTGACCTTGCGGGTATGTGGTTCCGTGCACCTAGCGATGCAGATACGTGGTCGCAGACCGTCAACAATGCGCTGGTGGAAAACATCCCCGGTGCGTCTGCTTCGCTTAACATAGTATCCATGGGTGAAGAAGTCGCCAAGGGTAACGTGCTTAAAGGTCTTGAGGTTGGCCTTCCCGCTATGATCCGTGCACCAATCAAAGCTTACAGTCTTGCTACGGAAGGTGTGCGCACCAAGAACGAGAAGATCAAACTGGACTCAGAAGATATAAGCAATGGTGCTATTATCGGCGCGGTGCTTGGGTTTAACCCTACGCAGGTTGCTAAATTACAGAAGCAGAACCGTGACGTACTAAACCGTGTGAAGAAGCTGGATGAGCAGAAGAGCGAATTGCTCAACGCTTACAAGCAAGCGGTGCGCCGCATCCAGAACGGTGACGCAGACGGGCAAGAGCAAGCACGTGCGGCAGTCGATGATATCATGGCATACAACAAGAAGATTGGGAATCCGTACTACGGTATCTCTTACGCCAATATGTACAAGTCGTTGATCGGCTCTGCGGCGGAAGCAAAGTACGATATCCAAGGCATGGGGCTTGATAAAGTTGAGTCGTACTACGCTCAAAAATTGCTCGAAGGGAAATAAAAAACCCCCCACCGGGATAGGTCCGGTGAGGGGTAGAGAGGTTTTCAACCGTGCAAGGAGCAAAACTTGCGAGGGCGAGTATACCTACAAACGCCAGACACGTAAACCCCTAATCCCATCTTGTATCGTCACTTTTATCAACACCTTGAGCTTAAGGCGATTAGTGACCACAAGCAGTTGTGCTTTTGCTGCTTTGGGGTCTAGGCACGGGATGAAAATGTCAGTGCCTCTCTTAAAGGCTTTCCAGTTTACATCGTAGGTTACACCCTCAACCTGCATCCTCATTCTCCGGTACGAAGACACCCATATCAAGGAACTCACCCACGCTGGTATCGAACTCTATGCAGTATACGGATGGGGTCGTTATCGCCATGCCCTTGGACAGACGCTTATTGCCCGTGTCGATATAAGCCCCGCACTTCTTGAAATCCTTAATGACCTCTTTGTAGTTAATCTGCGCCTTGATGCAGTCCTCACGGAAATGCTTGTGATCCACAAACAGGCGCTTAGTATCTGGCTCAAACCGAGCATAGAGCGCACCTTTGGGTTCAAGGTCAGGACCTAGCTCCAAGTTGGAACGGCTGTCCACCCCATCGTTAACGATAAGGATGTTATGGATATTGCGGTTGAGGTAATCACCCAGTACCGCCATCGTTGAGATATTAGGTGCGTCTACATCCTGCCGTGTATCAATGACCATGCTCGTTGCCCATGCGTATATACGCTGCATGTCCCAGTTGATAATCTTAAGACGACGAGCAATCATACCACCAGTTAGGTTAGCTGCAAGCTTGGCAGACCAAAAGCGTTCCCGCTGTGTCAGCTTCAATTCACGGTCAACCTTTTCCTGCACGACCTTGAGTGTACGCTTAACGTCTTCGAGATTGTTTATTACCCACTGGATATAGATAGGTCCGGCATGGCCGTAGTTTTCAAGCAGTTGGAAGTCGAACATCTGCTTTGCGTAGTCCACCGGGATCGCATCGCTGGTCTCTATCTTATACTCTAGTAGGCGCATCATCTCGCCGTCGGGATGATTTTTATGTAGGTTCAACTTTTCGTAAATCGAAGCGTTGGACGAGCAGAGACTGATTGTCTGCCATGTCGTAGTGTTCTTACGAAGCTCGTTGGCCGATGCCTTCATGCGGTGTTTACCCCGCCCTTGGCTCATGTTGTAAGACATTTCCGACAGCCCTGCCCCTGTCATGTTGGTAATTTCATCCACGCAGAACGGCAGGTTATTGAAGACACCAAGCTGCTGCGTCTTAGCGTTGGCAGTATCCCCCTTGATTGCACATAGGTCTTTGGGGTGGCCGTATATGCTGTTCGTTGCGTGTAGCAGGGTGGTCTTACCCGTACCCGATGTAGGGTGGATGACGTTTATGATTGCACCAGACTGCCCTGTGAACTTGAAGAGCGGTGCCCCGAACGCAGTAAGCACAGCAAACGCATGTGGCTCTAACCCCGGACGCCCGTACAAATTAATGACCTCTTGCCATTTTTCATAGGAACCTTCTGCGTGTAGGTGCGTTGCCCATTCACGTGTTGTTGATGATGGTGGGCTATGGAATGTACCGTCGAAGCAAATCTCGCGGTCCCCGATGATAAACTTGGTGTCGTTATCAGCCCAGCCAAACTGCATACGCATAAGCTCTGCCTTCCTTTTATATTGTATCGCCTTGAGTGACATGGTCACGAACAAGATAATTTGTTTGAACTGCTTTTCAGTGGCAGCTACGCCCTTCATAGCCAGCACCTTGCGAAGCTCACCTGCATCTCCGACAGCTTGCTTCTGCGTGATGATGAACTCGCGTACACCCTCTTTGGGTAGGTGCAACCGCATGACTAGCACGTCACCCTCTTCAGGGTCAGTCATAGTCTTCACCAGATATAGGTCGTGCTCATAGACAAGAACAGGTGTCTCCTCATCTTTTTCTGGCTTCAAGTAGATGCCGCCCTTCTTACCCCGTGTAAACGGAAGCGGGTATTCGGGTATACGGTGGTCGATGGGCACATCGGCTTCACCATCCGCAGGGACAATGTAGTTTCCATCTTCCGTCTCGGACTCTGCTACTTCCCTACCCAGTACGATGGGGTTCTTAATCTTACCCAAGTAGGGACAGCCGTAACAACCTCCCGGATTGTTGCGCTCAAAGGTCGCACAGTTATGTGGCCCCATGATATGCTTGGTCTTATCCAGCGCCCTAGCTGGGTCGTAGTCTGGGTGCCCGTGCGACATCTTCTGGATCGCAGTGTCCCTATCTACGCAGAACTTGGCAATCGACAATGCGTCGAACCACCGGACTTCTTGCAGCGAAGCTCGTTCCTCATAGGCAGATACTAACTGCTGACAGCCATCACCCTTAAGGCTGCGCCGTATGATCTTGGAGAAACGGGATACGTTGTTGTCCTGTAGCTTCTCGGAAATGTTGCTCTTGCGCCGCTCAGGTACAACCATTTCGCGCAGGGCTTCAACCCCAAGCGCAGTGCGGAACTCTTCAAACTCCACCGGAGGAGCGTCAGAAATCACCGACACTTGCTTGGGCGGGTTATCCTTAAAATTCAATGTGCCCGGTATACGCAAGATACGCGCTACCTCAAACACGGCTGGGTCTACATAAAAGTTATGCGTGACGCATAGTGTAGAAAGTCTGCTTGCTACTGGTTCCCACTCTTGGCGGGTTATGTCTTGGGTCAGTGGCCAGTATGCGTGTATACCGCGTCCTGAGTTAACGATGAGGGGTGTTGGCAACCCAACCTTTTTACAGAACTGCCGAAGTGCGGCTAACCCTGCGTCTTGGTCGATGTATCCATCTGGCCTTCCCGTCTTCTCGTTGACCACGGCCTTTGCTTCGCCGCAGTCAATATCCACCCAGAATGATCGGAGAGCTTTGACGTTCTCCTTTTGCCTGTTTTGCCCCGTCTCATATTTGGCGACACCGAAGAATACGTTGCGACCTTCCGCAACGTACTGCTCTGTATAGGTGTCTACCTCTTCCCTAGTAGCTACAAGTTTCTGTCTTACGTCACGCTCACCCTTGATACCGAGTACGGCAAACCAACCATCAGCTGGCTGCACAATACTCAAAAGGTCTACGTGATTCATTGTATAGTCCACTATCACAGGCAATGCCTGTCGGTTGATCTCTCTTGCTGAAAATCAAGATTAAACAGTTGCTCCGAGGTCATCCATCCACTTTAGCATCGCGTCAAGATGATGCGCTTGTGGATTTGTTTCCCCGCAGAACCACTGATAAATCGTCTGGCGGGTAACCTCTAGGGTTTGAGCAGCCTCTTGAACCGAGATATCCCGGTCCAAGCAAGCCCGCCCAAGTTTTACACCTAGTAAGTTACCGTCAGCGTTCCTGATCGCGTCAGCTACTTTAATTGTGTAGCCCTGCGACATGGATCAATCTTCCGCCCATTCGCCAAGCAAGTCCGAGAGGCCCTTATCCTCGTCGGGAACTTCGGCAATAGGTGGCTTCTTGGAGACGCGCTTGACCGGCTCCACTACTTCTTCTTCTTCCGGCTCGTCAAACATCGTTGCCTTTGGTGCTGCGATAGTTTTTACTGGCTGTGCCTTGGTACCATCAACTTCGGAAGTGGTAAGCTGGATGTAACGCTGGGCTTCGCCGCTGGTAAAGGCGGCATCAATAAGGTCAGACTCATCCTGCGTAAGATGGCGTACTGCCTTAAACTTAAGGGTCAGCGTGTCAGCGTCGAGGTCATACATAACCTTCGTCACCACCGTGTCCGGTGCTTCACCATTAGCCTTGAGGTAGTTGCAGTAGCTTTCAAACGGATGCTCGTTACCGATACCCTTACCGAATAGCGACTTAGCAGCAAAGCTCATCTGGTAGATGTCACCAGTTGGATCACCCTCAACGAGTACCGCGATGCGGCGCTTGAAGCGGCAAGCTTTACCACGGCCTTTGGCACCAGAGCCATCAATGTTCATACCGCATGAAGCGCAGCCAGAACCCTGCCTATTAGGTGCTTTGGCATCTGGGGTGCGGCCATCAGGCGACCAACAATCAGGCAGTGAAGCCTTACCATCTGGGTCATAGTCAGATGCGTAGTACTCGCGTGATACTTCTTTAAGCATGTCAACGACGATGATGTTAATCTCGTGCGGGACAGCCTTACCAATTTGTTCACCATTGACGACACGCTTAAAGGTGCCGTTGGTGTTGGTGGCGATACGGCGTAAGCTGGTGCCAGAACTGATCTTATCTGCCAACCGCGACTCACGCTTGACGGTTGCAAAGCCACTTTGCTCTTCAAAAATTGTTATATTGCTCATGGTATCTCTCACTTGTTAGTCGGTTTACGTACAGTGATAGCGTACTTGCTATCAATCTGTAAGCCAGCAGGGTGCTGGTCTGGGTTTTCGTCAAGAAACTGCTTCATGTTCCCGTTATGGATACGCTGCTCTAAGAGAAACGGTGCATCATTAGCCTTGATGAAATTGTACATGGTGGACCAATCAGTAGTCCAGTAGCGGGACTTAACCCGCCGTGTCACGGTGCCTTCCGCAGTACGAAGGCTGTCGAGGTTCTGGTCACTGCATATCTTGAGCAGCTTGCTAGAGACCATGTCCAGCTTATCCCTAAGGACCGCGACTTCTTTCGAGTGCGCTGTCTCAAGGTCTTCGATAGCTGAACGTATGCGACGGTAAACTGCTACCAGCTTATCAGCCGGTATTACTTCATTTTCCATGTTTTGCTCCTTATGGTCGGTCTTCTGCTTTGAACCTGTTACTATACAGTGTCAAGCTCTTTGAGATATTTTTCTTCAATAAACATCGTCCTAGAGTGGGGCGTTTCAACGAAAGGTTTGCATTGGTAGTCATGGCTGTGTGTGTTGTATGAAGCCATATCCACTATCGTAAAACCCTCAGGGTAAGTTAGGGCGTATGCCTTCTTAGTGCAGCCAGTGGCTCTTAGGTGCAGCCCATCTTTTACCGTAACACGGTCACCCACCTTAAAATTAAATACTGGGGGGCGTTCAAACATTGTATTCTCAGTCATTTCATTCCTCCGTCATTTGCCTGTATAAATCTATGATACGTTCGTGGTTGTTGATGTTACCGCGCAGCATCGAGTACAACCTGTCTTCAACCTCACTGCCTCGTATGTGCACAATAGTCATAGCGTTTTTCTGCCCGGGACGATTGATACGGGCGTTTGCTTGCAGGTAAGTCTCCACGCTGGTTACCGGCGCATACCATATTACAGTATCTGCTGCTGTAAGCGTAAGCCCATGCGATGCAGCCTGTGGCTGGATGAGCAGCACGTGCGGGTTCTTCTTGGTCTGGAACTCGGTGACTATATCCGTGCGCTTGTTGACCGAAACCTTACCGTTGATGACATCACAGGTGATGCCTTCCTTTTGCAGCTTGGCCCGTAGTAGCTCAATGGTATGCGTGAACGGCACGAAGACCAGCACCTTGCTAGTAGCCTCGGCTATGACTTCCAGCACAGCGTTCAAGCGGGTAGACACATCGAACTCTATGACCTCACCAGTGTCCGAATACACCGCACCTCCGCTTATCTGGAGTAGCTTGTTGATCTTGACCGCTGCGTTGACTGCGCTGACTTCTTCACCTGCTGCCTCAAGAAGCATCTCGGTCTTAAGCTGCTTGTAATACTTTGCTTGCTGTACGGTGAGGGGTGCGTCACGATCTAGGTAAGTCACGGCAGGTAGGTCGAGACAGTCTTTCTTCTCGAACCGAATGGCTGGCTGTAGCATCTTATGCACATAAGCATCGGAGCCGGGTTTAGGTGTCCACTTGAACTTCGTTACCGGATACATCGTCTCGGCACGGAAGTGGCTGTAGTAGTTGGGGCATTTGCTGGGGTTAACTAGCTTAGCCAGCCCGTAGGCGTCCAGTGGACTTTGTGCTGCTGGCGTACCAGTAAGCATCCACAGCCGGGGTGTATTCGTCTTGACGATCTCGTTCAGCACCTTCCAGCGGTTTGTTTGCACATTCTTATATGCGTTCGCCTCGTCCACCACGATAAGGTCAAAGCCACCAGCTATGATATCATCCTTGATGATAGCCAGCCCGTCATAGTTAACGATGACGAACTCTGCACCAGCGGCGACAATCTTCTTGCGGGTCTTAGCGTCACCGTGAGCCACGCCGCATGAGCGGTGCATTGCGAACTTGAACAAGTCCTGCTGCCATGCTGACTTCATGATTGACAGGGGGCACAGCACCAGCACACGTTTAATATCGCCGCGCTTTATCAGGTAGTCTGCTGCCCATATGACGCTAGCTGTCTTACCTGTACCCTGCTCGTTGAAGCAGAAGGCGCGATCATATAACGTCAAGAAGGACGCTGTTGTTTTCTGGTGCTCGAACGGAGTGAGGTTACCAGTCCATGTATAATCCCGCAGGATCGGTGAGGGTATGTCCTTATGCTCAAGCAGCGCAAGGGTTTGGGCTTCCTCTAGCCCCCATCTAACTAGCACTTTGTATTTGCTCCCGTTGGTTGAGACCACCGCGCTCTTTATGATGCTGTCGGTAATCAGGTTGGGTTCCGCTGTCTCTATGAGCAACGCTTTGTTTTCAACTATCTCCACGCTTCTTGCGCTCCCGCTTGCTAACCTCGGATACAAGGTTGCGTTTGCTATCCCTAACGAAAGAACGGTTCTTAGCTGCGCTCTCTACACGCACACCATTCTTGTTCGAGCCGCCTTTGTCGAAGGCCACCTTATGAGCAACGTCTTTACCGTCACCCTTCTTGACCTTACCAGCCTTCATCATCTTGGCACGAGCAGCGTTACGCGCAGCGCGGTTCTTCTTCTGTTCTGGCTGCGCTTCATAGGCTGCGGCAGCGCCTGTATACTTGCGGTCCTTAGGGTTTTTGTAAGGCATCACCATCTCCTCTTGGGCCTCCAGTGTGCGCATTCTACCACAGGACACCAGCCGCATAAAGGGCCAGACTTCGGGTTGAACACGCCGTTCTCAAGCGCATCGTTAAGGTTTTCAAGCTGCGTATCAAACACGGAAAGATACTGATCGAGCTTTGCTCTTACGTGTACTTTCTTAGGGAACTCATTTGATACAACATATAGCAGACCGGATTTAATCTCCTGCACCTGCGGGTAGTGTACGAAGATAGCACCAGCCATAAGATCAAGCTGCTTCATGTCTGCGTACTTGGCGTTCTTGCCCGTCTTGTAATCTAACAGGAATGCACGTTCACCGTCGATAATCAGCAAGTCGATGATGCCGCGATACCATACGTCTTTATCAAAGAAGGTGCATGGCTCGAAACCATCGGGGCCTTTGCGTAAGCCTACCTTCATCTCGGTACGCTTCTCACCGGAGAAACCGGCAAGCCGTTCCACAATAGGTCGCATGTAAGCAAACTTATCGGGGATAGGCTTACCGTCTCTGATAAACTCCTCGGCAGCTAAATGCACAGCGGTCCCGTAATCGGCAGCTTCTCCGGGTTCGTCCTTGATATCCTTCACAACCTTGAGGTGAAAGTACTTCTTCGGACATTGCTCGAAAGTCTTGATACTGCTGTAGGACCACGCTGTCATGTTACCTGCTTTTTCCTTGGAGACGGTCAGCTACTAGCGTAGCATAACCAGCTATATCAAGCCAGCTATCTCTGTGCGCTGGGTTACCATTTACGATGCGGCTTAGCTTCACTGCGATCATATCCAATGACATCAACTGGTCAGGGTATAAGTGCAAGTCATTACGGGCAATCGCATTGTGCATGGCACTCTTAATCTTAATAGCCGTGTCTGCGGATTGCATGTATGAACCGTACTGTTCTTCCCTTTTGTCTAGCACAGTATCCAGCTCTTCCCTAGTCGTGACTTCGGGTTCTGGCTTAGGTGTAAAGGTACAAGCCTCTTTAACAGCTTCTGCGGCTTTAATTATGACTTCATCTGCCGTGGTTATGGCTTCCCCTGCTGCTTCTTCCAACCTTTTCTTAACTAAGTAGATGTAGCTTTCGCTTGTCTTGGCAAGCTTCTTAATGGTTTTAATTGAATAGCCACGGTTCAGTAGCTTTATAATATCCGCTGCTTTGTTATTCTTACTCATTTCATTTGCTCCTTACTTTAGGTTTCCGCCTGATTTCAAAATGTCCCCGTTGTAAACATATGTCCCAACATGGTCCAACTTCACGAAGGGGTGGGCGTATATCTTCCCCCCGTGCTTGCGAAACAGTTCGCAAAAGTGGTAGTC